GTTTGCATCAACGGAATACCGGCAGGCGTTTAAAACCTATGTACAGAGAGGCACGGCGATCCCGGATAAGCTGTTACAGCGTGCAGGCGGTGATACGGGGACAACGGTAGCGGCAGATATTGGAGCAATTGTTCCGACTACGATCATGAACGAGTTCATCAAGGATGTTTCCAAGGTCTATGGTCAGATATATTCCAAGGTACGAAAGCTCAATGTCAAAGGCGGCGTAAAGTTCCCGATTTCCAAATTAAAGGCGAATTTTAAATGGATTACGGAAACTACGGTATCTGGAAAGCAGAAAGCCGGAGATATTAATACATTTGTAGAATTTTCCTACAACATCGGGGAAGTCCGTGTTGCGCAGACTCTGCTGTCCGAAATCATTTCCTTGGATTTATTCGAGCAGGAAATCGTTAAGATCATGGTAGAGGCTTACGTTGAAGAAATGGACAAGGGCATTATTTCCGGTACCGGATCAGGTCAATTACTGGGCATTACAAAAGATTCACGTGTGACTAATGTAATTACGTTCACAGCCGAAGAGTTCGCGGACTGGACGGCATGGAGAAAGAAACTGTTTGCGGTCATCCCGCTATCAAAGAGGGGACAGGGAGAATTTTTATTCCCATCGTCCACTGTGGAATCAAATTTATTGACCATGAAAGACAAGAATGACCGTCCAATTTACAAAGAAGCGACCGATATCACAATAGGGAATGATGGTGGCAAGTTCTACGGACGCCCCGTTACCCTGGTCGAGCCGGATGTTGTAGCAGACTTTGATACGGCAACGCAGGGAACGGTCGTAGGCATCTATTGGGTGCCGAATGATTACGCAATCAACACCAACTTGCAGTTCGGCATGAAGCGTTATTTTGACGAAGACAGCAATGAATGGATTAATAAAGGTCTGACCATCGTGGACGGCAAGATTCTTGATCCATCTGGATGCTACCTCATCAAAAAGAAAAACACACCTACAGGCTGATGAATGGAGGCGGTCAGATGTCCGATGAGGAATTACTTGAAAAAGTAAAGTTAACCCTTGGCATTACAGGGGAGTTTCAAGACGCTACATTGGGGACTTACATTGAAGAGGTTAAACAGTATCTTGCGGATGCCGGGGTAAAAGAAGCGGTAATTGAATCAAAATACGCTGCGGGAGTAATTGCCCGCGGCGTTGCTGATCTATGGAACTACGGTTCGGGATCGGCAGCACTTAGCAACTACTTCAAAGAACGCACGATACAATTGTGCTATAAAGGTGATGAAGATGTATAGACCGAAGGATCCATTCACAACGCCTATGTATTTGCTGATACCGGAATATATAACGGCGAAAGGCTCCACGAAAAAGACCTATCCGCAGGAAGGCCTTTTATTCATGGGGAGTTTTAAGACTTACGGCGGCACGGAAACAGATTCAAACGGCGCCTTCTCCGTAGAGGACACCGCCAACATAGAAACATGGTATCGACCGGACATAACGTCGGAATGCAGAATTTCGCTATGCAACAATACAACTGCCGTCTATGAAATAATCGGTGAACCGGAGAATATCGACCAAAGGAATCAATTTCTTAAATTTAAGGTTCGCCGGGTGAAAGGCGGTGCATAAATGGGAAGAAATACTTTGAAGCTTAGCACGGAAGGTTTTGAACAATACCTGGCAAAGTTAAAAGGATTGGGAGCGGATTTAAAGCCCATCGTTACGGAAGCCTTGGAGCAGGCAGGGGAAACCGTTCAATACGATACCGAGAACGCAATGGGGAGCTTGCCAAATGGCGGAAAGTATGAAACGGGGAAAACCAGAAAATCCATTATCCGCAATCCTGAAGTAAAATGGACGGGAGCCATGGCGGAAATCGGCGTAGGGTTTAATTTTGCACCATCATCGGCAGCAGGATATCTAATAACCGGAACGCCGAGAATGAAGCCGGCAAGAGAATTGAACCGCATGTATAAAGGTAAAATCTATATAAAAGGGATACAGCAGGATATGGCGGACATATTTGTTGACGAGCTGACAAAAAGGATGGTTGATTGAATTGGAAGATAAGCTAATAGAAATTTTGAGCGGATTCAGATATCCGGTAATGCTCCAAGGGTCGCTGTCGGAGAATGAAGATTATCCGCCTCACTTTTTTACGTTTTGGAATAATGACAGTGCAAGCGATAGTTTTTATGACAATAAAGACCATTCGCTTGTTTGCGAATACGATGTTAATTTTTATAGTAGCGATCCGGAATTGGTCTATACCAGATTACGGGAAGCAATTGAGGAACTAAAAAAACAAGGGTTTATCGTTTCCGGTGACGGGTACAGCGTTGCCAGTGATGAGCCCACGCATGACGGTAGAGGGGTGCATGTGATCTACCGGAAGAATTAGGAGGTTATTATGGGAGATTTAGTAATCCAGGAATACAGAGGCATTGAAGGGCTGGTATATGCGGAACTTATCAAAGACACAAAAGATGAAATTGAATACGGAGAAGTAAAGCCGTTGTCAGGAGTATCCGAGTTAAATAAAGAGACGTCAAGCGATAGTGCAACGCATTATTATGACAACGTTCCTGCAATTGTCATTGACTCTACGGGTGCGGATGAAGTAAAGATGAACACTTCTCTGATCCCGTTGCCAACGCTGGGAGAAATCACAGGCCAGTATTACGATAAAACTACGGGAATGATGGTAGAAGGTGAAAGGGAATCCAAATACTTTGCCATCGGCTATACAACGGAGACGACGGATGGCACAAAAATGCTGGTATGGAGAAACAAAGGACGGTTTAACATCCCGGCAAGCACCCATGCCACAAAAGACGATGGCACAGACGCAAACGGGCAGGAATTGACTTACACAGGCATTAACACTATCCACAAATTCGACAAAACGAAGAAAACGGCAAAAGCGGTTATAGTTGATGAATCCCTGAAGTTGGTGGATACCGCTACATTCTTCGACACGGTGCAAACGCCGGATACAGTAACAGCGAAAACAACACCGTAACACATTCGCAGGGGCAGTAATGCCCCTCACTTTTCTTATTTGGAGGACAATTATGGATTTAAAGTTGAATATTTACAACGAAGAGGGTAAGTATATCAGAACCGCTAAGGGGGAAATGGTAGCTATCCGCTTCGGCGTCATTCGGAAACTCATGGCATTACTAAACGTTGGAAATGAGAACGAAACAGACATTCTGACAACGGTTGCAAATGCTTGGGTTGAGATTACAAAATTGTTAAGCACGATTTTTCCGGATGTAAAAGAAGAGGAATGGGATAATGTCGATGTTTCCGAACTTATCCCCCTGATTCTTTCGATTGCAAAAGGAGCCGTCACTAAAATGACGCAACTGCCAGCGGACCCAAACACAAAGGGGGCGTAGACGATACGCCCCTGCCCGAACTATTGTTTGAATTAGAATACAACTTATGCAAGACGTTTCCAGCCTATACGCCCAGCGCGTTAGAGCGGGAGACGTTTTTTTATGTAATTGATTTATTTACGGATTTAACCCTTATGCGGCGTCGGGAAGAAAAAAGCGCAAAGCCGCAAGGGGAAAGGACAATACGCAGGCCTGCAGGCGATAACTGGTTTTAGGAGGTGGATATATGCCGAAGGGTGAAGAATTTACCACAAAATTCAAGGTCGATATATCCGACCTTAGAAAGAATATTACAGAGGCCGGCAAGCAGATAAAACTTGCCAATGCCACATTTAAAGCTGCCACCTCCGGCATGGACAGCTGGGGGAAATCAGCCGATGGCATCAGCGCAAAATTAAAGCAATTAGATTCTGTTTTGCAGTCCCAAAAGACAAAGTTACAAAGCTATAAGGACGAATTAAAACGGACGGAGCAGGCAAAAGCGGAAAACTCTAAAAGATCAGAAGAATTACGCGCTGCGTATCAAAAAGCGGTTGAACAATATGGCAAAAACTCTGATGAAGCCAAAAAGTATAAAAACGCACTGAATGAAGTCGAAAAAGAACAGGCGGCGAATGAAGAGGCGGCGGAAAAACTACGGATTACCGTGCTTAACCAGGAAGGTGCCGTTGCACAGACCGAAAAAGAGTTAGGGAAATATTCTGACCAACTGGACGAAATGGAGACAGCAGCAAAGAAAAGCGCAACGGCATCCGAACAACTAGAGCAATCCATTTCAGATCAGGAGTCCGAGTTAAAAACGCTGAAGAAACAGTATGCGGATATTGTATTGACACAAGGCGAGGAATCGGACGCGGCAAAGGAATGCGCTAAAAAAATAAAGGATTTGTCCAATGAACTGAATGAAAATAAGTCAAAGCTGAAAAGTGCCGAGGACGCAGCGGACGATCTTGCAAAAGAATTTGACGATGCAGAAGAGGCAGCAGACGATTTAGGGGACTCCTTTGACAAGATAGACGTTCCTTCTATCTCTAATGGATTTACGATTATAAAAGGTGCTCTGGCGAACCTGGTTGCTGATGGGTTCAGACTCGCGATAGACAAGGCGAAAGAATTTGCCAGCACCATGATTGAATCTGCGGCAAGCGTAAAAGCAGAGACGGCGCAGTTTGAACAGACCTTTGGCAGTTTAGAGGATAAAGCGGGGGCAGCCATTGGCGGAGTGGCGAAACAGGCGGGGATTTTAGACACCCGTTTAAAAACGACAGGAACATCCATATATGCGTTTGCG